GGATAAAAGATGCAAGTAAGCGAACTAGCTACAAACAAGGAGGAAAAGTTAGTCCTGCGTGGCAAAGAAAAGAAGGAAAGAATCCTAGCGGTGGATTGAATGAAAAAGGAAGGAAATCCTATGAAAGACAAAATCCAGGCTCTGATTTAAAGGCTCCTCAGCCAAAAGGAGGTGCTCGTAAGAAATCTTTCTGTGCACGTATGAAGGGAATGAGAAAACGTCAAAAACCTAGTAATAATACAGGAAAAGACAGATTATCGTTATCTTTAAAAAAATGGAATTGCTAAATGGCTAATTTAAATTTAAACGGAGATATTTCACAGAATGAGAAGATTCTTGAAATGGCCTATAAGGATTTGATTGTATTTGGCAAGTTATTTTCTCCACAGGACTTCTTAGCTTCGGCTACTCCAGATTTCCATGTGAATGTAGGAAAATTGCTTTTAAATAGAGATATTCAACAATTGGCTCTTGTCTTGCCTCGTGACCACGCAAAGTCAACCTTAGCGGCATGTGCTGTTTTACATCGGTTTTTATTTGCGACAAAAGATAGCCCAGAATTTATCGCTTGGGTTGGCGAGGCACAAGACCAGGCCATTGATAATCTTAATTGGATAGCCACTCATATTTACGAGAATCCTGCAATACATTACTATTTCGGTGACCTGCAGGGAGATAAGTGGACAAAAAACGAAATTGTATTAAAGAATAATTGTAGGATGATTGCTAAAGGAGCATCACAGCGACTTCGTGGTAAAAAGCAATTATCTACAAGATATACTGGAATTATACTTGATGACTTTGAATCTGAGTTAAATACTAAAACTCCAGAGTCTAGATTGCAAATAAAGAATTGGGTTACTGCTGCAGTATATCCAGCTATTGATTTTGATAAAGGTGGATTCTTATGGTGTAATGGAACAATCGTTCATTATGATTCTTTCTTAAATGGTCTTGTTAAAAACTATCAACAGGCTCAAAAAACAGGAGAAGAATACTCTTGGAATGTTGAAACACATAAGGCTATACAAGATGATGGAACTCCATTATGGCCTTCACGTTGGCCTATGAAAAAAATTGAAGAAAGAAAACAATTTTATATAGATTCAGGTACACCTGCTAAATTTTATCAGGAATATATGAATCAAGCTAAATCTCCAGAGGACCAAGTGTTTTCTGAGGAAGATATAACAGGAGGATTTTACTCTGGAAATCTTAAATTTGATGAAGGAGCTAATTCATGGTATTTAAAACTTGAAGATGGGAGTATGGAATATGTCAATATTTATATCGGGGTTGACCCTGCTTCAACGCTGGGTTCTAGGAACGACTATAGTGTTATTATGGTCACTGCTGTTACTGCTGAATACGATTATTATATTATTGAATATTGGAGAAAAAGAGTATTACCAATGGAGTGTGCCGACCAGATATTTAAGATTGCAGAACGATATAGCCCGATTAAGAGAATAAACATTGAAACAATATCATATCAAGAAATGTTAAGAGATTATGTTCAAAAGAGAAGTAAAAAAGAGGGAAAATTCTTACCTGGTATTGAAATGGGAATAAAAGGATATGGACAACAAAAAAAGAAAGATAGGCTATTTGAAGGACTTCAACCTATGTTTAAAGCAGGAGCTGTTCATTTAAAAAAAGATATGCATGAATTTATAGGAGAATTACTTGATTTTCCTAAAGGTTCACATGATGATACTATAGATGCTTTTTGGTTATCAACTCAATATGCAAAAGGAAATAAGAAGGCTGGAAAGATAAAAAAAGTTAAAAAAGGTGACTCTTGGGAGAAGCCAAAGAAACGTTATAATTGGATGACGGGTTCACGTATTTGATTTTCTAATAAATAATTATTATATTACACACTATGATAGAAGCGGATAAACGAGCAATATATACAAAAGAACTATGGGATAGATGGCATGATGCCAGAAAAGAGTGGGAAGACCATGCACGAGAAGACATTGATTTTTATTTAGGCAATCATTTCAGTGAAAACGAAGCTTCTGAACTTGAATCCAGAAATCAGTCAAATATTCCATTAGATAGGCTTTACGGAGCTATTGAACAATTTAAAGCTATTATAACATCAAAACCTCCGAAGTTCTCAGCAATGCCTAGAGAAGATTCAGATAGTGATTTGGCAAATGTATGGAAAACAATACTTGAATATATTTGGAATATATCCGATGGTAATGAAATATTTAAACAAACTATACATGATTATACTGTTACTGGATTAGGTTATTTTTATGCATATGTAGACAGAGAAGCTGATTACGGTAGAGGAGAAGTTAAATTTACATATGTAGACCCATTTAGGGTTTGTATAGACCCAAATGCTAGAAGTAGATATTTTGATGATGCTACAGGGATGATGTTATCAACTATATTTACAAAGTTTCAGTTATTAGATTTATATCCTCAGCTACAAGAAGTCAATGAAGAAAATGGTAAAATGCTTATTGATGAAGTAGAAAGCTATTATGAAGACGATACATATCCGTCTCCTTTAAATAAAAGAACTGTAGGTTCATTTACTCCTGACTATATCAAAGATAAAGATACTGGAGAAGGGTCTGAAAGATATCAATTAATTGAACATTTTTCCAAGATTAAAGTTCCATATTATAGAATTATGGATATGAAAAGTGGAGAAGAGAGAATCCTTGATTCAGAAAATATGCAAATGTTTCTATCAGAATCTGGTATGCCAGAAGCTGTAGAAGCAGGATTGATTGATATTGTTGAAGTCCAACAAACAAGAATTAAATTAACATGTACTTTAGGGCAAATTGTTTTATATGAAAGAATTTTAAATACAGATAAATATCCTATTGTTCCTGTTCCAAACATATGGACTAATACTCCATATCCTATGAGTGATGTTAGAAAGAATAAAGATTTTCAAAGATTTTTAAATAAAACAATGTCATTAATTACTTCGCATGCGCAAGCATCATCAGGCTTAAAGCTGTTAATACCTCAAGGAAGTGTTGATGATATAGAAGAATTAGAAAGAGATTGGGCTAATCCTAATGCAACAATAGAATATGACCCGTCAATGGGAGAACCACATTTCCCTTCTCCACAACCTTTATCTAACTCTGTAATGCAATTGCCTCAGCTTATTGAAAAGTATATTGATTTAAATATGGGTATATTTGAGATGATGCAAGGGAATACGGAAGTTGCACCAAAAACATCTTCTGCTACAATGATGCTTGAAGATTTTGGTCAAAGAAGAAGTAAATCAAAATTAAGAGATATTGAAGGTTCTTTAAGGAGATTAGGCCAAGTTATATATAATTTAGCTAAAGAACATTATACTTATAAAAAAGTTTTTAGAGTAGTACAACCTAATAATGATATGTCTGAATATATGGTTAATCATTATAACGATAAATCTCAAGCTATTGGAGAGATGATGAATGATTTAACTATAGGTCAATATGATATTAATATTATTGGAAATTCTACTATGCCATCAAATAGATGGGGAGAATGGTCAATATACATGGAAGCATATCAAGCAGGACTTATTGATAGAACAGAAGCTTTAATGAAAACAGATATATTTGACAAAGAAGGTGTTCTTCAAAGAATGGACATTGTACAACAATTACAAGGGCAATTACAACAAGCTCAAGAAGCAGTCAAGAATTTACAAGGTGATTTACAAACAGCTCATAGAGAGTCAATCTCAGCTCGAAAACGTTCAGAAGTTGAGAAATTTAAAACTGAGTTAAAGTCACAAGAATCTCAAACCAAGTCAGCAAATTCGATTGCTGTTGGCAAACTAGAAAATGCAGTTAAACTCGAAGCAGAGAAGTTACGTTTACGTGGCCAAACTCAAGAAAAGCAAGAGAGATTGCAAAACAAAGGAGAGTGAAATGGACGCATTAGAAAATGAAAATCTTGATAATCAAGGTGAAATCAATGATAATGTAGGGCAAGATGAAAATCAAACACAAGGTGAAGAATCAGTAAATGATTGGGAATCACAAGCTAAATATTTTCAATCAGAAAAAGATAAGCTTCATAGTGAAAATCAAAAGTTAAAGCAATACGAACAGATTGGTAAAATGTTGGAATCACGACCTGATATTGTTAATACAATTTCTGGAATGGTTCAAGGTGGTCAACCAGCACAACCTGAACGTATAGTTTTAGATAAAGATGAGTTTGACCCATGGGAAGCCTATAATGACCCAGCATCTAAATCGTATAAGTTTCGACAACAAGAGTTGCAGGACTCTATAGATAGTGCTGTTAAAAGCCAAATGGCAGGTGTTCAAAAGGAAGTTGGTATGAATAAACTTCAAAATGAACTTGCTGCAAAAGGATTAACACCTGAAGAAATTAATTCATTTGTTGATTTTGCAAGCAAAAACCCAGCTGAATATGGTGTTGATGGTGCAATTAATATGTGGAGAGCTGTAACTAATGAACAACCAGTACAACAGGATAATACAAATAATCCACTTGATGCTGTTCGTCAAAATCAAGCGGTTCCTCAACAGGGTGGTGTTTTAACTGGTGAGCAACCAATTAGGAAAGATGAAAAGGATGAATTGTGGGAAGGTATTATTAAAGCTGGCAGTCGAGCTAACGTATTGTAAATAATAATATAAACAAGGAGTAGAATATAATGGCAAATTATAATTCTGGACAAGTTAAGTTTGGAACTCCTGGGTCGCAAACAGCATTAAGCTTAACACAAGGGTCAAGAAGATTATATGACTTTAGTGATAGAATTGCTGAGTTATCTCCAGAAGAGTCTCCATTTTTTGTATACTTGTCAAAAGTAGGAAAAGTTCCAACATCTGATTCTCAATTCAGATTTTTGGAAGATAGGACTAAGATTGCAATGACTGATAGAAGTTTTGTTATTTCAACAAATCTTGCTGCAGTTTCAGCAGGAGCTACGGTTACAGCAACTTTATCAGCTGCACAACCTTGGCTGATTAAAGGAATGGTTATATCAGTTGAATCAACTACTGGTAATAGTGGGGCCCCTAATCATGCAAATGCAAGAATAGAGGCTGTTAACTCAACAACATCAATTGATATTAAATGGTTAACTAATCCAGGAAGTGACGCTGATTCAGGAGCAAATGCAAAAGCTACAGTTATTGGTACATCATTCGAGCAAGGTTCAGGAGCTCCAGATGTATTTTCACAAGAGCTAGACCACGATTATGGACATACTCAAATCTTTAAAACAGCGTGTGAAATGACTAATACAGCAAGAGCAACTGTTTATAGAGGCTATGCTAGTGAATGGGATAGGATATGGAATCTTAAATTAAGAGAACATAAAATTGACATTGAAAGAGCAATGCTTTTTGGACAACGTGCATCTTCTGGTGGTATTCAATACACTGAAGGTCTTGCAGGTCATATTATGGCTAATGGTCAATCTCAAACAATAGAAGATTCTGAGCAATTAGAATACACAGAAGGTCAAGCTTACTTGAAAACAGTAGCAGCAGGAAGTCTGTCTTATGATACTTTATTAAGAGACTTAGAAGTTGTATTTGACCCAGCTAGAGGCGGAAATACAAGTAAATTAGCTTTATGCTCTTTACCTGTAATTTCATTATTCAATAAATTAGGCGATGGCGCTGGATTTGTTGGTGACTCAATGGGTGGTTCAAATCGATATAACTTTGATGCTAGTCAAGGCTCTTTTGGTCATAAGGTTATGAAGATTGATACAGTGCATGGTGATTTAAGTTTAGTAAAAGAACCTTTATTCAGAGGAATGTCTGGAGAGTTCATGTTACTTGCTGACTTAGACCATGTATCATACAGACCATTAGTTGGTAACGGTGTCAATAGAGATACTTCAATCACAACAAATGTACAACAAGCAGATGAGGACTTACGTAAAGATATGATTCTTACAGAAGCAGGTCTTGAAGTTACATTGCCTGAAACACATGCGTTGTTTAACTTTGAGGAGGCATTATAATGAGAAGCGACATATTAAATGTAAATAGTAGTTCTACTTTTACACATAAGAAAAAAGTTCATTCTATTAATGCTGATGTAACATTAACTAACGAAGATAGCGGAAAAGTTTTTATGCTTGACGCTGCAGGCGGAACAGTTGCAATAACTTTACCAACTGCTTCTACAGGAGAAGATGGTGTCTATTATAAATTTATAGTAGAAGAAGAAACTCCTGGCAATGCTATAACAATAGCAGCAGGAAGTGCAATCGTTAGTTTTGTAGGGCTAGATGTATCTGGAACTGCAGCTTCAACAGCTGGAACTCAAGTTAGTAACGTTATAATTGGAACATCAGCTCAAAAAGGTGATGTTGTAGAATTAATGTTTACTAAAGGTGAGTATGTAGGAACTGCCTTATCAGGTATAAATGGTGCTATTACTACATCATAATCCAAATCAATAAGGATTAATAGTTTTGTAGAACTATGGGAGTTATCGTATAAAGGGTAACTCCCGAATCTACTAAAGATAATAATAATTTAAACAAGCTCATTCATGCACTCCCAGTGCTTAGAGCAGGAGGATAATATGGGAATACTTAAATATACAGTAGCAGAAAGTAATAATCTTAAATTAGGTCAAAATGGTTTTGATATTGTTGCAGAACATGATAGCAATACTCAAACCCCAGACCAGGGAAGTGTTTGGGTAGCATTAAAATGCTTAGCAGCAGTTACTCCAGGAAGTACGGCATATTCAGCTCAATTTGTACAATTGACTGCAACTTGTGAAAATGGCGATGCTTTAACTTCTGTTTTTTTACAGCCAGGAGATATAGTATATGGCCGTTTTACAGGAGTTGTTAATCATACAAATTCAAATGCAACTCTTTTAGGATACAGAGGATAATGGCTAAGAAGAGAGGATTATGGGATAATATCCACGCAAAACGTAAAAGGGGTGAAAGACCTGCAAAGCCTGGTGAAAAAGGCTATCCTAAAACTTTAGATATTAAAAAATATAAAAAGGGAGGAGTGGTTAAAGGTTCTGTAAAGGATTTAAAATTAATTACTAAAGAACTTTTAAAAGCATCTAACATGCATAAAGGACAATCTAAAAGGATTGATAAACATCTAAAATCTATGCAAGGTGGAGGAAAGTTAAAAGGACCATCGCATGATAAAGGTGGTATTGATATTAATGTTGAAGGTGGAGAATATATTGTTA